TTATTACCAGAGAAATCACGTACTAGTTGTGTAATTGACCCCTCAAGTGGCCACCAACCAATTAAAGCATTTTTACTAACTGGAATTCTAGAAAAACTTTCTCTTAATAACTCAGTAGCTGTAAGTACCCGATGCCAAGCACGGACATTCCAAATCTTCCCAAGCCAGTAATCAGTACCATCAAAAGTACTGTTTGATATAGTAATTGTATCTCCTCCTGCACCAGCATCTCCGGGACTTTGTATCTGATTAAGAATTATATTGTCAGATCTTCGATGCCAACCAGTGACAGTTGTAGCAGCATTATTACAAGCAAGTCCAAGAAAAGACGGATTGAGAGTACTTGGACCATTTGCAAACACAGCACCACCACCAGCACCTGTTCCATCATATATTCCCCATGCTCCAGATCCGCTTGCAGCCTGTTGCCCAGCACTATAATGAGTACCGCCAGCCACTGTACCATATGACAGTACAATCTGCCATTCATCTCCTAATACTGCTTGAGGACGACACCATCCACAAATAGTAATACCATTAGTCTGTGAGAATGTAAGTCTAAGATATGCGCCACTAGCCCCTTGCCATGAAGATGTACCACGAGCCCGAGATGGCAATAAAAATCCAGACATTATACTATTGTTTCATCAATACCAGTAAACTGCAATTCAGCGTTTGTTTGGGTTGCATTAAATGCAGTTCCTGTATTATTAAGATAAACAATCCCCCATTTTTGAGGAACAGTTCCTCCAAAAGCCTCTGCAATAGAAAAAGGACCAAACTCAACCAAATCATTATCATCTGTAGTATCTACAGATATAACACCCAAAAATATTAAATCATTAAATCCATCTACTCCTGTAGTTGCTGGAGTAGTACCCCAAGTTACTGTTCCATCTGCACCATCTAAACCGGCAGTATAATTTGTTCCATCATAACTGCCATAAGCATAGATATTAATAGTTCCGTCAGCCGCAACAGCTCCAATTACCACAGCACCACCAACTAAACAATCAATATAGAGCTTTCCAGCAGCTGAATTATCAAATGCTGCTGAGGAGCGATAACCGCCACTAGCTACCGATGCAGGAGTAATGGTCATTGTTTCAGTTGTATATTGTAAATTGCGTTGCACCATATCTTATCCTTGTACTAAAGCTTTATCAATATCGCTAAAATGAATTGGGCCTACATAAACTCTCTCAATTGCTCCCTGAGAAAATAATCCACCAAACAAAATTTCTATCTTAGATGCATTTGTTTGAAATAAAGTAGTTAGAGTTGCACGCATCCCAGCACCCAATACTCCAGAAAAGATATCTTGAAATGCTTGGCGGATATTAATCCTAGAGGGATTTACACTCGCTCCACGATCAGAAACCAATATTTTATATATATCACGCTCTCCATCAGATCTAAGAATTAAAACCGTCCAAGACATAATATCTTCAATTTCAGATTTAGAAACTGCATTTTTCCAAACTAGAACATTAGGAGTTGCTAATTCATTATAAAAATTTGCCATTTGTCCAGTATTACCAGTTTGAATAAAACTTTCAAATACTCCTCCTGAAATAGATTTAGCAACAACATCTGCTTTTAAAATAGTTTGTTGACTTCTAGTAAGTTCCATAGATATCCTTTATTTATAAAAAAGATTAACTACAATTTCATTAGCTGCAACAGCACCAGTATCTGCATCAGCAACGCCTGTAGTAAGCCCAAAAGTAATTCCAGTAGACATAGCAATTGGAAACGGACTCATCCAAACAAATCCAGCTCCAGCAGTATTACCTGGAATAGCTACAGTCATAAATGGAGTAGTAGTTCCAATAGCAGTTCCAGAAGCAGTATTATTATAAATCTTTAAGTATCTAACTGCAGCATTAATATTAGTACATATCACGCCATAAAGAGCACCGGCTGCGGCCTTAGCTTCTGTTTCATTTGTACTAGCTGCTGAAATTAAACGTGAAACACTGAGTCCATTAGCACCAGAAGTAGGAAATGGAGTTATCCATAAACCACCATCTGAACTCACATGAAGAGATTCATAATCGCCATCTGTGCCTGAATGTGCTGCTGGAGCGTCATCACGTACAGCTAACGCATAAACTCCAGTATCTCCTGAAGCATGAACTGCATCTTCAGCTTTACCTAAATTAGTTGCTCCCGTTCCAGGAATATTTGATACAACATCTACATCCCCTATATTATTATTCCCTGCTGGAATAGCGGCATCTATTGTAGAAGAAGTCCACAAACGACCAGCACTCATTTGAGGTACTTCATAATCTAAATCTGCACCAGAAGTATTAGCAGGAGCAGCGGTTCTTCTAGCAAGCATTACTACACCAGAGTGACCGTCTGCTGAAGCTTCATCTTCTGTATGTACTATGTTATCTATAAGCTGAAGCGCTGTAAGTGCTGCACCATTTTCTTGAACTACAAAAGTTCCAACATTAGTTACAGCAATAGTAGCGTTTGAGAATGCAATTGTTCCATCTACAGTATGGCTATCTCCACCATCAAAGATTTCTACTTTAAGAGCACCTAAATTATTTACTTGAAGATTAGCATAATCATTATCAGTACCCACTAATGATGTATCAGCATCTCTTCGTACTGCTAATACAGCAATTCCTTTATCCGCAGCAATTGCTGCAACATCTTCAGCAAAAATAGCATCATCAATTAATTGTAGAGATGTTAAAGCAGCTCCAGATTCCTGAACTGCAAAAGTACCTGCATTAGTTACTGCACCAGCAATAGTAACTGTTCCTTGAACTCTGGTTACATCTACATCTAAACCATTAGTAGCATCTCCACCTACTTTAGCTGTTCCAGAAAGAAGTTCTACATATTGAGCGCCAGCACTGTTACTTCTAGCAGCTATGTTATCTCCATTAGCAGAAACTTCAGATGCAGGAGTATCCTGTCTAACCATCATCTGGATAGTTCCTACTGGATCTGCCGCAGAAGCAGCATCTTCTGTATACTGAGTTCCTCCACCTACAGATAATTCAGCACCAGCAGCATCTCTAAGATTAACATGAAGCGCACGATTTAAAGTAGATCGAATAATTGCTAAAGTACCTTCAGCAGCAGCATCTGGAGCAGTTTCATCTGCTGCTCCCATAATTGGAGTGCCAAGAGAAGTGGTTGGCGTGTACGTAGCTTCATCAGTAGAGCTAGTTCCTCCAGAACCTCCGCCTGCAATTATGTTTACTTTTAAGTTGCCATTAGCATCTATAGCTAAAGGACTATAATCTCCATCAGCAGATACAAAAGTAGTATTTGCGTCTCTACGAACAGCTAAAGATAAAGTGCCTACATCTCCAGAAATGTGAGCAAGATCTTCTGCAAATTGAGTCCCACCACCAAAAGATGTTATATGCGCTCCACCTGCATCTACAATAGCTACATTTAAAGCATCATTAGTAGCTAAGTCGCGGACTGTTGCTTTAGTTGTTCCATCATGAATACTAGCAAGCCAAGGAGTAGTATTAGCTGTATTTCCTGGTTGGACTGTCCAAGTTCCTGACTGAGTAGCAGCTATAGTGCCATCAACAGTTAAAGATCCACCATTATCATCTACAGAAAGAACTCCTGTAGAATCATTAGCTATTGTAACTCTGAGCGCCGCAGCTTCAATTCCTCCACCTACTAAATTTAGTGGCGCAGGAACTGTAAGAACGTCTACGTCACCTATGTTGTTAGTACCAGCAGCAAGGTTAGCAGTAATTGTTCCATCTACAGTAAGACTATTACCACCGTCTTGAATATTTACTGCTGCAGCACCAGCAGCATTATTTACTGTTACATCACCAATATCAACACCAGGTTGAGCAATTGCTGTTACTGTACCATCAACAGTTAAGCTTCCACCATTATCACTAACTGGAACTACATCAGTCTGCTTTACGTACATCTCACCTGAATTAGTTCCTCGAAGAGCTATGTTATCTCCATCAGCAGAAACAAGTGCTCCAGATCTCGCATCATTTCGAACAACTATAAGAGCATTACCTGTAGGATTAGCTGCTGCTACTGCATCCTCTGTATATTGTGTTCCACCTCCAACTGAAAGTTCTGCTCCTCCTGCATCACGAAGATTAACATGAAGAGCTCTATTAAGTGTGGCTCTAATTATAGCAAGAGTGCCTTCAGTTGCTACATCCGGCGTAGTTTCATCTACAGCACCAATAACAGGAGTTCCTGTAGAAGTACCAGGAGTATAAGTAGCCTTATCTGTAGCGCTAGTTCCTCCTGCCGCTCCTGCTGCTGGTGGCGTTAAAGTAAAGATTTCCATAGTAGCCTTTTAAGCATAGAAGGAAACATGTAAAGTAGCAGAAGGTGCAACTTCAATAAAACGAATAGAATCTAAATCTTCTCTATAAGACATACCCATACCTGCTGGAAGTTTCATACCATCAGAAGTTGTTGGAGCTGTCCCATCATCTCGATAACGAACATCTCTAGATTCACATTGAATTTCTACATAATTAACGCCATTAGGAATCGCCCCAAGAGTTCCTTCATGCAGACCTCTAGCAGTATCTAATCCAGTTATTTTACTGTAGCCTTTAGCATTATTATGAATGTCTGCACGAGCATCATAGTTACCCATTAGTGTTGAACCCATCCTAAAGTAGGCATAAAGAAAAATAGAGATGAACTAAGAGCCATCCCTACTGGTTGTCCTATGTTACCAGCCGCTACTGGTTCTGTATTAGTAACTAAACCGTTAGTAGTAGAAAGAAAATAACGAGTGCCTATTACTAATCCTGCTATTCCCGTGCTAAGCCCCATACCTACAATTACTTCTCCAAAAGCACCACTGGCTATTCCTCCTACTGTATTACAAAAACCTAACGCAGGTCTGGTATTTCCTGTAGCATTAGCATTTCTAAATTTCATTCCTGAAGAGTTTTCTATACTAACTAGCGCACCAAAAGCTATTGTTTCAGTTGCAGCCCCATAAAGTCTATTTACATTCTGTGGAAAAAGAGTGTCAGTCGGAGAAAGTTGATTCCACTCTGTAGAAGGTCTAGCAGCCAGACCACAAAATTGAGTTACTCCTAAAAGCAAAGAATTAATAGCGTTATAAAGTAGCGAAAATTGATTAAAATCTTCTGGTTTAACTCCTTGTGGAAGAGTCGGTAGACTTACATTAATTGGAGAATCGAATCTATAATCAGCCATTTCTAACTCATTATCTATAACCAGTAGGAAATAACGTAACTACACTACTAACTAAATCAAAAGCTCCAGAATACAGGATTGTATGATTCTGTCCTGCTACTCTACCGCGATGTTTTCTTAATTCTGGAGCATTAAGAAATTCACTTAGAAGAACTCTAGGAAGTAGTGTTTTACCATCCAAAGATCTTTTAACTGAAAGTACAAAATTATTAGTAGAAGTATGAACCATTTCAGTAACAACTTCTTGAAGGTCACTATGATGAGTTCTACTAACTTGAAATTTACCAAGCATTAAAATAGAATCTAAACTAGCAATTGCCGCTGCAAAATCTACTATATATACAGATCCATCTTGTTGAAGAAAGCCAAAACGAGTTTTTGGTTTAATAACAGTTATTTGTTTTACTCCTAAATCATAATAACTATTTCCTTGCAAATCGTCATACGTTTGACCTAGAAGCTGTCCATAAGTTCTAGAGCCAAAAACATTAGGATAAGGATAGTCGAAACAATCTACATGCGTTATTTTAATTTTACCCCATCTCTTTAAGGCTATATCATAAACAATACAATGAGTATAAGAGCCGAGACTAACTCCATAACTGATAACTAAGTAACGAGAATCTACAAGTGCTAATTTTATTTTTAATTGGCTTCCAAGATTACTTACAGAGAAAAGATCAGCAGCTATATTATAATCTTCGAAGCGCTTAGCACCAATAAAATCAGCTACTTCTGGCTGAATTACTTTAGCTCCTGTGTTAGAAATTTCTTGAAGACCAGCAGATGTCCAGCCATATTGGAAACCAAGATTAGATTCATAGCCAATATGTTCAATCGTTTCTACTCCCCCGCTATTTGGAACTTCTCTAAAAATCCAAGGAAATCTAGTATTATTAGAATAAAGAGCGCTAAGAATGTTTCTGGTTGTATAAATCATGAATCCACCAGAGATTGGAAGCGCTCCAATAATTTCACCTTTTAAATCTTGAGGAATAGCGGCACCAGCACCTGTCGAAAGAGACGGAACAAAATCAGTTTCATCAATTAAGGAAGACCAGGATATAGTATCTTTGCTATAAACTATGTTATAATTATTAGAAGCAAGAATACCTACAACTAAAGCTGAATTAATTCCTGTGAATGTAATTAAAGTTAAAGTAGCTGTAGTAGAATTATATTCATAAGCCGCTCTATTTTCAAAGAAGATAAAAGTTCTTCCATTGATATTACTTTTAGTTACTCGCTTACCTTTCCATTCACCAGCTGCAAAAGGACTAATCTGCACCCAAGCGCCTGTATTAGCGTTATAAAGATAATTTTTACCTTGAGCAGGAGAAAAAATAAATCTGTTTTCATCTATATCTCTTATCTCCATAGCTTGATCAAAATCAGTTGCTCCAGCAAATGGAGAAATTAATTGCTTAAATCCTATAGATGTGAATCCTTGACCTTTAGGAAGCACATTGTGAGCATAAAGAATTTGAGGAATACCTAAATCTGCAGATTCATTAGTTCCTGCAAAATCCCGTTGCCTAGGATTAGTTTGATCAACACCTGGAATTATAATAGTCTGACCTCCCAATTCTGAAAGAAAAGGGAAATTAGCAGCATTGAGATTTACACGGAACGGAATTTGAGCCATTATTTAGTTCCAGCTACTTAGTTCCGTCGTACCACCCTACAGCTTGACCATAGTTGGGACCTGTTGTTCCAGCAGCAGAAGATTCGTCACTTTGGAAACGAAAGTTTAATCCTGGGTGTCCATTAAATTTCCAACCTATACCAAACTGAAAATACTCTCGCTTAGTTATGTCTTTTCCAGCCCAGCGGATTCCTAAACCAACCCAAAAAGGAAAAGCAAATCGAAAATAAAAAGCTGCATTATAGTAAAGAGATTGAGATTCACTACGTAGAAGAGAGATTCTCCCTCCCCACTCTTCTGTTTCCCCATTTTTATATCCTAATTGAATAGCTACTAGGGGGATGACATAAGCTGGATCAATAGAAAAAAAGTTATAAATTGGATCAAGATACTTAGAAATCCAATTAAGAATAGGAGGATTACCGGAAGGTTCAGTCATTTTATAGGCCTTTTAAAGTTCAGCGTCCGCTGTCCAATGAAGTGCTGCTTCATTTCCTGCTGCAGAACCTGCTGCAGAAGTAGCTTGAAGAACAGCACCTCGTTCACTAATTGTAAATAAACCTGTAGCTGACCAATCAGCAGCTGTTGTACCATTTCTCATTTGATTATTTGCAGCTGCTGGATTAAATTGCACTGTAACTGGAGCTGTTCTCTTATTTACTTTCCAAGGAATAAGGCCTAGAAAACAAGTAGTAGAAGCTCCCACGTATTGGCCAAATTCCGATGCCCCTAAAAAAATTCCTGTATTCTGTGCTGGGACAGTCGCATATTGAAAGCTTTTTTCATAGTAGCGCATACTACGAAGAAGTTCTACATCAAAAGGCTGCTGTTCATAAGTAGTAGCTATAAGTCCTGCTTCTAACTGTACATTAGTTATTTCTAAGTAAGAATTAACTGTGCTTACTAATTGAATAGAACCTGTAGCCCCATAAAATACACCTGCTTGCCAAGAACCGGATGTCGTGAGACGAGCAACATCTTGACCCATATTCCAAGTAGGAGCTAAACCTAATCCATTAATAACATTGGGAACTCCAGTGCTATCTCCTGGAATTACAATAAAGAAATCTTGCTCAACATTGGCTGCTGCTAATATAAAAGTAAAAACATAAGACCTAGCAGCTGTTGCATTAATAATGCTTCCAGAATGAGTCCCTGCAATGCTTGATTTTGCTCTAAATTGGAGCACTGTAGTCTTAGCACCAGCTAATCCATAAAGAAGATCAGCTATGTTATAACCTTCAATTGGTTGAAGAAAATAATAAGAATCTGTTCCAGCTAATGCTGCATCTGCTGTATTAACAGTGCAACGAAGAGCAGAAAATTGTCCTGCAGTAATTCTTTGAAGTTGTAAAGTCCCAGCTCCAGTAGCTGTAACTCTCCATCTATCAGAACCAAAAACAGTAGCAGCAGTAGCAATTGCTGCTGTTCCTGCTCTCCGCTGATCTACAAAGCCATTACCATTTATAATTTTATTTTTAAAAGCAGTAAATCCTACTGGAGAAGCTAAACCAGCTAAACTCGCAATGTAAGCTTTAAGCGCACGAAATTCAGCAGCAGCTGTAGAAGCATCTACTGTTTCTAGCGGCTGTGTAACTAATGTAGGATCAGGAATGTAAGCCACTTTATGCTCCAGTTAATCCATGACTAACTGAATCTTCAAGCCATGCCTTCATTCTTTCTGCTAGTTGCGCAGTTGTAACTGTAGCTGTATCGAAAGTAGTTCTTGTAGAAGTACCAGTAGGAACTCCCCAACCAGTTTTACGACTAGAAACTACTTGATTAGCTCCTACTTTATAAACTCCAGCACTAGTAGTTATATTCCCAGAGGCATCTATAGTAGTTAAAGCGCCTAGAGCACCTGCTAGTGTAAGTGTAGGAGTTTTATATTCCAAAGAATCTGCTGCTGCATTCATTCCTAGAAGCTGTCCAGCTGTACCTAAAAGAGCAGTTAAAGGTAAAGAATAAGCAACTCCACCTACTGTTCCCCACACATTTGTAGTCATCTTGCTGCTCCTGTAAGATTATTCTTCTGAATAACTAAATTCCCTTCTTCTCCCATCTTAGAGAAAGAATTAGCTTCCTCTAACCTACCAACAGATCTAAATATCTTTGCTGCTGCTGCTGGGATTAAGAATTCAGACCACTCAGAAGCAATCCAACTAGTATAGAAATTCTTAGGAAAAACAGGTGGAAGAGCTATGTAGCCATAAAGCAGACCTTGAAGATCGGCTTCTGCTTTTACATTCAAACTAGCTCCAGCTATATAACAAATTTGTACTCTTTCTACGGCGTACTCATCAAGAATAGCTCCTGGATCTGTAAGTATTTCAAAAAATTTTCCAGTAGTTAAAGTTAAAGGATCAATAACCCGCAGATAAGAAAGTGCTCGAAATCGAGGAAGAAGTGTAACTAGATCCAATTGAAAACGAGAAAGAGGTTTAACTAAATTAATTTGGCCTTCTTTCATATCTTTAGCATAAAGATCAAAAGAGTGCATTTGAATAGTAGCTTGGCGCACAGCTAATTCAGTCTCAGCAACTAAATCAGGGCGATTAGTTATACTGTAGACATCAGTAACAATCGTATCAAAAAGCGCCATAATTATCTCCTACTATCTCCTACGCATAGGTTGAATAGGAGTGGCAGCTGTTACTTGCACTGATTCGCCTTTAATAGCAGCTTGTAGCCTAGCTTCTTGATCATTTGGATCCAAACTAGTTAAATCTAAATTTGGAGCAATTGCAGCTACTGCTACAGTTCCCTCCTCGTGAATTCTATTAAGCTTATCATGCTGTGCTTCATTGTGAATCATTCCATTACTACCTCTACAAGTAGTTTCTAACTCAAGTTGATGCTGCAAGTAATCCGTCTCATAATAACTATCTTGAAAAATTGCAAAAGTTCCATCAGCAAAGTAAAAAGTTGAACCAGGAATAGATGCATAAAATCGTTTGAAAGGCATTTTGAATTCCTTTAAAAAGTGGGAGCAGCTAATAGGATTGGACCAACGCTGCTCCCTCAACGGCTTAACTATATGATTTTAACCAGCAGCAGCAGCTGTGAAATTGAAAAGAACTACATTTGCAGGAGGATTCTTAACAAGACAAGTAACTTCTGTTGTAAGCGTTCCACCTACAGCATCAATTCCATTATCTTGAGCAGTATCTCCAGTCATATTAAATTCTTTGCTACTTGTTTTACGTCCTTGAAGATAAGCAGCACCAAAAGTAGAAAGATCTACACCAACAGCCATTTTAGACCAGGATGTATTGGTATTAAGAAGTGGATGTTCAATAATTCGATACATTCCACGAGGAACTTTCAATGAATCGAATTGAAGCCCCCAAGAAGTTTCACCTCCTGTAATGAAGTAAGTAGAATTAAGACGTGCAATGTTATGAATAACACGGCGCGCAGTACCACCTACAAATAGGAGCCGCTCATTTGGAACTTTTGGATCAGTCACTTGACTAAATGCAGGATCTAAAGCTGCCTCAAGTTGAGTCCAGTTAGTAGTACCACCAAGAGTAGTAATATTAGTTGGAGCATTTTGCTGAATAATATTGATTAGACCATCCATCAAATGAAATGGTTGACCATTCCTAGAACCAAGAAACTTTTGGCCCCAAAAGAAAGCTTTTTCAATATCTGCTGCATGAAATCCAGCACAATCTTGACGACTTTCTGCTACGTTTGTGTCACCAGCAATAACCATTGTTGCTCGCGTAGACTCACTAATAGCCCAAGTATTTCTAAAAATCTGAGTATAGTTAGTAATACGAGCAGGGTTGATCATCAAAGCATTAGGACGGAGAGAGCTCTCTTCAAATGCTGATCCTACCATCCAAAGATCAATACTAGCAGCAATAGCAGCAGCAGCAATAGTACCTACACCTCGTTGCACTGCTACTTGTGTAGGACTAAGAACAGAGGTAACTAAAATGTTTTCACCAGTAGAATCTGCTCTAAACATCATATTAGCTATAATGTTTGTAGTAGAAAGCACAGTAAAAACTACATCTCCTGCTGCTTGACCTGCTGCTGTCAACTTCATTGTAGGAAAGAGCATTGTTTTAGTAAAAAAGCCGTGTTCGAACTGGTAAGCAGTTTCCTCCTTAAGAAGCGCAGTAAGTCCAAAAAGCGG